GGGGGAGAGGGGGGGATGGAAGGAGCCTTCAGATCCTTCGTCATGTGGACATGCATAAGATCCTTTACATAAACCATGAGCATGACCCATGTGCTTCGCCGCTTTCAGAATGTGATCAGCGCCTTCTTTTAAGTTTGTTTTAGTATTTTTAATCATAATATTAAGTTCTTTTTGATTGCACTTAGGGTGCAGTTGTTTTATTTGTGATGTAGAAAAGCCTTCTGAACACATAGATTTCACTTTAGAAATACTAGGTAGTTTACTAGATTTGCTTATCTTACCCTTAGCCTTTTCTTTTACAAGTTGAGGCGTATCAGAATCATTGGCTGCCAGAGCGGCGTTTGCCGCGGCGTTGCCTTTTTCATCATTAGTTGAATTTGGAGACCCATCATCTGCTGGATATTGAGCACCTTCTGCCATGTCTCTATTATCGCCACTTAGTGGAGATGTAAGATCCATTGATGATTCAGGTGGTGTGTCAGTTTCTGCTACTTTACCTTTCCAATCTTTCTTAGATCGTATAGCAAAATTAATTTGTCGTAATTTAGAAGTTTCTTCTTTAGTTCTGTCTTCTTTACTTTTTAATACTGAACGGGCTTTCTGCAATTCTGCAATAGTTTTGTCTGCCCATTTACCAGTAGATTTAATCTTAGTGTCACCAGCCCATTTTTCATCGAGTTCTTCTTCGTTTATCTCAGAATCACCCATTGTTAAGTTACCTTTATCAATTGCTGTTTGGATTTGGTTTGCTGTATTTGCATCTTTTACTGTGCCGATTGTCTCGCCATCTTGTGTAATATGTTGTGCTCCAGGGTCTGCTGGTTCTAATTTAAGTTCTTCAAAGACATTTCTTAATGTACCCTTAACGATACCAACACTTTCATCTAAATCTGGATCAAAATTATCTGATCTTTGTCTATACCCATAAAAACTTCCTTCTTTTTCATCGTCTTTATTTCTAAGTTTTTCTTGGTGTTTTTCAATAGCCTTTCGTCTTTTTGTTGCTTCTGAATCTGGTGCAGTCGGGTTTGGAATTTTTTGATCGGCTTCTGTTAACATAGTAGTAGACTCAGTAGAGTCTTCTGACATGTCATTGAATTGCGTTAAAATCTTTTTAAAGTCCATAGTTAAATCCTTATAGTCCCGCTGATGTTTCAGGCTTAGGCTGTCGTTTTACATCAGTAAACGGACTCTTTTGCCCTTTAACTGAATCATCTGTCCAAGGCTTCCAAGGATCAAATGAATCTTTAGTATTCTTTTGATCAGCAGGTAAACCTACTTTACCGACGTTCTTATATTCTGCATGTTTGTGTATGCTGTCTAAGTACTTATCACCATATTCTTCACTTGCTTCTTTTCCATTATCTTCTAATTCAGGTTCGCCTAATGCTGGTGATGCTTGATTTTCGTATTGCTCCATTTCATCATTAATACCGTCATTGTATGCAGTATTAACCATTCTTACATAGTTGATGTTATGACCTAGTAATTGAGCCATTTGTTGAACCATTGGTTCAGTACATGGGTATGCAAACTTGCATGTAAATATATGTACAGGCTCATTATTTAAATTTGGAAATCCATATGGATTTGCTTGAATTGGTGTTGATTTTGGACCTTTGATTTCAACTGGTGAGAACTTATCTAAGTTGAATTTAAACAACTCCAAGAAGTTCTTGTCAACGTCACCGGCTACTTTAATTGTGTAGTCATAAGTGTGGACGCTTTCTGCGATAAATTGTTTAAGATTTCTCATAATGTTTTGTTCCCGTGTAATATATTTATCATTCTTCTGTATTTTTAGCAGATAAAACTCGTAGTAATTCGTTACGATCCAAGTTTTGTCCTTCGCCTAAAGGAATATTATCGATCTTTTCATCAGCCTTTGCTTGACGTTGATCTAATGTTGCTTTCTTTAATTGTAGATCAATCATCTTTAATTTTTTGTTTAGTTTAGCAGTCTTAGCAGTAATAGCATGATTCAACATATTACTAGCAACACTAAAAATGTCACCGCTGAAACGTGAATCAACTTGCATTCCTAAATCCATTAAATCTTGGAAACTAGTTTCTGCTTTCTTGCTCAGTTCATCCATCTCTCTATCAGATGCTTCTAAGCCTCTAACTGTAGGCAAAGCAGTTTCAATCTTTTCTAAGTTACTTAATGCTTCTTTAGTAACTTCTTCTGCTACGCCTGGAATAGGCTCATTCAATTCATTGTCTTCGTTAGAAGCAATATCAAATAATTCTTCAAGTTTCTTAGTCATACAAGTATTTATCTACTTACTACGACCGTTGTAGAAAAGATCGTCTTCAGTAACAACTCTGAATTGAATGCCTTGAGTTTTGCAATATGCTTGAGCATACTTCCACTTAGCATGATTGATAGCAACAGTAATTGCAGTCTTAGGATTAGTTCTTTTTTCTTCAATGATACTTTGTGCTTTTGGTTTGATTTCGATCAGTTCTGCTTTTTTTCTACCAGTTCTATCTTGGTAGACAATAAAGAAATCTGGTATGTAATTTTTTCGTTTGCCTGTAATAGGATGTATATAAGGAATTGCTATAGATTCACTAGCCCATTGCAACACTTTGTCATTACTATCACAAAAGATCATAAACGTAAGTTCCCATCCAGATCGATATGTTGGCTTACCTTTGCCTACATATTTTTGTGGATTTCTTACAGTGTATCTGCCTTGTGCGTATTTTTGTCTACGAGCCATTATAGGGCCTTGTTATGCAATGATATTACGTTGTACTGCTTGATTAGGACTTACGACAGTGCTGATTCCATATAATGCAGTTTTAGATTTTAATAGATTTAAATAATATGCCATTTCGCTATTTACTTGTATACTTGTTTCTACATTAGTTCTAAAATAATCCATAAACACCATGATATCTGTGCCTGTTTGTTGTGCAATTTTAAACAACACAGATGCGAATTTTTTTGCAGTATCTTTTGTACTTTCAGAATTAGGGTCGCCTTTTAATACTCCAACAAAGTATGAATTTACTACGTCCCATTCATTGACAGGAACACTTAATGGTTCTGCATAAAAACTATCGAATATTTCTAGTGTGTTTTCTGTTTGTACTACTTCTAATGCCATTTTAACCGAATCCTAAATTTCTACTTATGTTACTTACTACACTCTCACCAAAATTCTGTTCCCCAGCATTTGCTCCACTGCCAGTAGTATTATTATTGTTTGCGGCTGTGGCACCACCTTGGTTAGAGATTTGAATCAATGCTGGACTTGCACCCATAGTAGGTGACCCAGAACCACCGCCATCACCAAATAAGCCGCCAGTTAATTTGTCTATAACAGCATCTTTAACTGCATCTTTAATACCGTCTTTAACAGCATCTTTTGCTTGTGCAATAACTGCTGATGGATCTAATTGTGAAAGTTTTGCTAATGCTTGTGCTTTTTCAAATGCAGTAGCATTCGGATCATTAAGAATAGCCATCTGTGCTGATGCCCCTCCTAATCCACCGACTCCTTGCCCTAATTGTTCGTTTGGACTATCTGTGTAGTCATAGTGTGCTTCAAGTCCAAATCCAGTAACTGCATCAATACCTTTAGGTCCATCTTCTTCCAGATTAAATTCTCCAGTATTGTGTGTTACTGTTTCATAATCAATTGTCATATTGTGTTGCATTGTTCCTTCAGGCTGATCATATGCATATGTATCGCCAGACCAGTTTGTAATAATTGGATTAATGAATGTATAAGCAATGTATTGATTGTTCCACAAACCATAAACTGTTATATCTTTGAAAAAAGAAGGTCTTTCTTGTTGTCCTGTAAAAGAATCTCCTCTATATCCATATTGCATGTCGCCAGATAAAGAAGGATCATATATATTACGTCTGTTATAAGTCTTTGTATCACCACTACCTAATTCTGGATTAAATGAATCTGCATAGTAATATTGATAATAAGCATTCCACATTGCTGTGATTTGAGATGCATTGTCATCATGGAATGTAAAATCTACAGGCTCATATTTAATTTTGCTTTGTATAATACGTTTTCTATTGTACTGATTCAACGTGTCAGTTTCAAATCTAAAAGAAGGAAGTTTAACTGATTTAACTAGTATTCCATAATTATTAGAAGCAACACCTGCGGGAGGAGTCCATGCGTCTGAATTGATATTAAAATAAGTATGAAAAAGAAATTTAACTTTAGGAGCATTTGAAAACTTATTCGGAATAAAAGTTTTAGCCGCATGTGTATAGTCTCTTAAGTAAACATCACTTAGAAACGCTCCGACTAAACTATCTTTTAGACTAGTAAATGCTGGATCAGCCATATATTTCTCCTATAGTCTTATTTATCTCTTTAAAAACCCCATAAAAAAACCGGGCGAACCCGGTTTTTAAATTTACTCTGTTTGCTATTAACCAGTAGCAGTACCTTGATCTGGTGCTGATACAGCATCCGCGATAGTTCCTGGTCCACCTACTCCGATCAATGCTCCTGCTCCGTCAGTTTGAACAGCATTATCATATGATACTGTTAAAGCAATTTGCACTGCTTCTGATGTTGCATAGTTTAACTGATTGTAGTTTGCTTGTTCTAAGTAGCAACCTGCTAGTTCCCATTGCTCTAAGATTACAGGATCTTTAACTCCATTACCACCATCTAAGATGTCAATGTTCATTGCGAATTTGTAATCGGCTCCTGAAGCAGATGATGCCTGCTCAAAGAAGTCTAGTTGTCTTTGCAACTGGGCGCCAACTGCTTTAGAAACAACGCCTGATGCATCGTCTCTAATGTTAACCTGAAGTGGCTGCCATGAATGTTTACCTGCTAGATAAATCTGTGAATTATAAACAGGAACTGTAATTTTTGCGAACTGTAACTGTGGTCTTGCTACATCAATAACTTGACGTGTCAATGTAACTGAACCTTCAGCATCACTACCAATTCCAAAGTTAGTAAACCCAACCCGGAATCTGTATTGAAGTTTAGGCATCAATAAGTTGACGTTCTCCCTACCTTCTGGTTTAACTGAAAGGTTTTTTAAAGTATCTGAGGCTGATGCCATTTTAATCTCCTAATATTAAATATATCTCTTAAATATATTTATCTTTTTTTTTAATCAAAGAGGCCGAAGCCTCTTTGTATATCTTTTTTACGATCCTGATAACTCACCAGTGTTAAAGATTCTAACTGGAATGTATATGAATTCAGCCGCTTTCACTGGCTCAACTGCTATATCAATCCAAAGTTCATTTCTATCAATTCTCGCTGGAGTATTGTTAGATGAATCACAAACTACTGAGTAATCAAATAGACCACGTTTTGAAACTAAATCAGCAAACAATGTTTCAACTACTGCCGCAATTGATTTTCTTGTTTGAACATCATTTGGTTCAAAGACAAATGGTCGTGCCGCTAATACTAATTGTCTACGTATATAAGCGACTAATCGTGCTACGTTAACTCTATCTAAAGCAGATGATGAATTAAATGAAGTTTTGTTACCATAGTTCAATAATCCGTTACCTGTGAAGAATACCATTGGGTTAATAAAGTTAGTGTATAACACATCTCTAATACCAATGCTTGTTTTAATTACTTCAAATTCACCACTTGCTGAATCTAAGTAACCAATGCTTGAAGCATTGTCGATAATACCACGTCTAGTTCCTGCTGGCGCTAACCAAGGATAAGCAACATTGTCATTACGTAAGATTGTACGTGTCATCATGTGAGATGATGGAACTGCTACTAAGTTACCTGATAGATCAGTAGTAATACCTGATGGATAGAATAGACCCATATAAGTATTTCTAGTTACTAGACCGTCTTCACTTGTTGCTGTTGCTCCTGCCGCGTTAGTTGCCCAAGCCTGAATATCAGTTGCACTATCTTTCAATCTCATTGGTGTATCACCAACGATGTAAGAAGTTTCACCTCTATCAGAGTTCAATGTAACCATATCTGGTTGTAACTCAGGATAGTTTGGACATGCTTGTAAGTTGAAGTAGTTATCTTCATCTCTAATAGCAGTGTTAGATGCGATTGCTGATCTCATTGATGTTACCACCATTGCTCTTTGAGCCTTACGACCTGCGTACATAGAACCGTCTGCTTCTAAACCTGAAGCAGTTACCCATGCATCTTTTACAGTTGGTAATACTTTGTTAGGGAATCTGTCAGCATTGAAGTAATTAATTCTGTATTGCTTGACATTGTATCCTGAACGTCTCATGTTCCACATCAGCATACCTACTGGGTAGTTTGCTGTATTTGGAGCATCAACGTCTAAGTAATTACTTGCTAGTAATGATACGATGCTTGGAATAGGATCGTTTGCTGGATTAGTTGTTCCGTTAGTTGCCCAACGTGCATCTGCAAATAAGATACCATCTGGTGAAGTTTGATCACTCTTATCGAGTAAGACCCACTTATCAACTGCTGAACCACCACCAGTTTGTTGTACTGATT